ATGGGAGTATGCTCTATCATAAAATATTCAAACTCTTCCACAATCTGATCAACCACGACTGAGGCATCTGCGTCATCTAATACTTGATCTTTATTAGGTCCAAAAAAAGTTCCTACCTCAGCCATCACCGTAAAACTAACAATATTTTGAAATTTTTGCCCATAAATAGTTATAGCCCTATCTTGAGAGTCCATGATTTGATGTCTCATTCTAGGTTTTGGGTCCATAGTGTGAGGTTTTCTTAGCTCTAATGAATAGCCAATAGTTATTGGTGGATAGTCTAAAAATGTCACACCTGCAACGTTTGCAGAAGTGGTTGTTGTAATAGATTCATTGTAAGATGTGCTTATGTCTCTATTCGGATTATAAGGAATCATTATAATCTCTGGATGAAGTTCTTCCCAGATTTTTTTAACTATCTGAACAAATTCTAAATAATTTAGAGATCCAGAATATATTTCTTCTACGCCCTCAGAATTAGTTCTATTAAAACCTGGTGCCACTAAAGGATTTTTAGGAAATCTATTCCATTCTGAAAAATTAGGAAAAGTATTATATCTCATTACCATATTATGCCCCCGGACCTGCAGATAAAGAAAAATCTATTTTCTTAAGACCTAAAGAAGATAAAACTTGTATATCAAATATTAAATAACCAAGTCTTAGTGTGTCAGCAGTAACATTAAACGTGTAATCATTTATTGCACCGTCTGCCACCAAGCCATCCAACATATTTCTAACCTTATCACTAGCCGTATCATGAGATAATCTGCCAATTGCTTGGGAAGCATAAACTTTTACTTCATTAATGAGTCTTGCCATTAACCTCATCTGCTGTGCTTTCTGTAAAGTATTTCCGGCTCTTGCTAGCGTATAATCGTTAGTAGTATATACCTCAAAGTCAATATTTCTCTTAGTCTTCTTACCTCTATAAATTGTATTGACACCAAGGTCGTCTAATCTTGAATATTCAGAATGCGTTAAATCTGAGCCGAAAGCGGAGATGGCTCCAGGAATCCTCTTTCTTATCAAAGATGTACCTAAACCATTTGATGCGAGCATCCCAGCATACGAAGCAGCAACGGAGTCAACATAAGTATATCTAACCTGAGGATGACTATACAAACATTCTCCATAAACCGGCACAACAAATCTTCCTATATCAGAGGATACAATACCATCAGAATAGGTTGTCAACTTATCCTTAAGCACAGTGCTTTGCTCCATTAGGTCAACATCAGAAGAGTGGAATCCATTAGTTCTAGAGCCGATAACGCCCATTTGAACAAAGCCAGTATTAACATTGAAATTATAACAATACTCGGCTAACTGAGTAATAAAATCATAGATATCAGTTCTTATTACTGACGCCTGCAGTGGCACGATAATATCTATAAAATCTAATTCACCAATAGCTGCATACGTTTCTTCTAATCTTTCATAATATCTCTGATAAAATGTTTTACTTACCGAATTACCCTGATGATCAAATACATTACCTGATTGAAGTCGATAATTAAAATCGTCAACATATTCGTGCATAGGTGCTGCCGCACAAGCAACCATATCTGTTGCTCCGGCAGCATAAGCGTTCAGTATCCCCTTCAATAAAGGGGAATTAAAATCTGCACCGAGTGTATCTATCGCATGCTGTATGCTTCTAACTCTAAACGGTTGATTCAACTCAACATGATTTGCGTGACCTATTAAAAGAAGCGTACTGTGATTAGTTCTTGATAACTGTTTATACTCAGGCCTATAATTAACTATTGCACTCGTATTTTTAGCCATAGTAACAGGAGATAATGTGGTCTCAGTATTGGCTACTTGAAAAGTAGAATAAGCTCTGAGTACTAATCCATCTGGACCCTCAACTGAAGCCTGGACAGTATATATACCCTCAAAAAGACTACTAGGTATCCTGTATAAAAAAGTTATTTCATTATAATTATTTTGAGATATATAGGAGTCTTCATTTACCTGAGAATCCTGATACATTGAAGAATATGGACCAGCGACTACCGCACCAGAAGTTCCGTCACCTCTATAAACATTTATAATTACTTCTTTAGGTGTAGATAAAGATAATGGGTTATACACGTTAAGATCGGAAGAGAAAACAAACTTAAAATTGACCCTCTGATTATTATATGCCTTAATCATATTAACACTATTCCCTTGTAGCCCCAACTATCCAATAATCTATTTTACCCTGCCTACCTCTTATTGCTGTGGCTGTATCTATTCTAAACCTAGTAGAAGTTTTATTCACCTTAACAGATATAGACTCATAGATTCTATCACCCTCTTTAGGGTTTACTGTGTCTTCAAAATAATACACTGCATCGTATTTAGTAAACAGGCCAGCTTCAAGCTCTTGTACTGAGTTGGCATTTAATCCGCCCGTTTGACCAAGCTGCCTGGTTGTAATTCTTTCTAGTTTATCAGAATAGTTACCATTGGAAAGTATTCTTTGAACATAAACATCATGACCCCATTGTTTTAATATCTGCCTAAAAGTTCTTTTGACATTAATCATAACTTCTTAGGTCTCTCTGTGGCATTTGATCCTTGTCCTTAGGTGGCTGTCTACCTGGACCATATAGTTCTCTATCGGAAAGATATATAATCTTACCAGTCTCAGGATCTCTAACTCCACCAGATGTGCCAGTATTTTCACCGGGCACACCCCTAGGCACTATAGATCTAGGCCCAACTTTTGCAGATATCAATTCTTTTCTAAGGGCTGCAGCTATCTGACACCACGTCGAAGCATTATCTCTTGTTACGGTATTTCTTGGCACGTTTCTATTATTGATAGATAAATCACCTAAAGTTATAGACATTTCGTCATCTCCGCCAAACCCATAGGTCCTAGTAAGATCACATGCAGTTGCTGCCTTTATGTAGTCATATACTATAGTTGGAAGATCTGCTACATTTTGATCGTCTCGAAGCTTATATAACTTTTTAACTTCTTCTGAGTACATATGAACAATTTCACCTATTTCCAGTAATGTTGCATCCGGAAAATAGGAAAGAAGTTCATCAGGGTCAACATAAAGAGGGTCAACATCTGCTGCAAAAACTATATGCTCATCCGCTCCCAATGTAACTAATGGCTGATATGTTTCAGTTGTTGTGCTAACATAAAGTTTTTGCTGAACAATAACAGTATTTCCATTATCTAAAATTCCAGAAAACTTTACATTAAACTCACCAGCTGCTGTTGGAACAAAATCATAATAAAACGAAGAAGCAGAAAAGGCGCTGGCGTTTTCAGATACAACAACAGTAGAAGAACTATCAGTTATTTCAACAGCAACAGTTAAAGGTTCTATAGCCTCTTCGTTACCAGTTAAGGGATTTATATCTACAAATCTAACTCTTACTCTGACTGTATCATTGACCAAAACTTTTTGTGTTGACATAATTCCTCTATTCTAAGCCGTTGGTATAATAGTAACATCTACAGTCCCAGCTGAATTATCTTCTACAATAATAGTTTCAGCTGATGCTATTGCATAGGCTTCTTCTTGGTTAACACTAAAAGCTATATAGCCAGAATTGTAAGTGTCAAACGACATTATTGCCGTAGATTCTGTAACTTGCTCTTGACCAGAACCTATAATAACTTTATCTGCGCCAATGAAAACAAGAGTAGAATCTATACTTTCAGGATATAAAATTATAACCTGGAGTATTTTAAAATCTGTTATATTTGCTGTAGGACCAAAAGATGAAGGTTCTACTACTCTTACACCATTGTACTGAAAATACGGTTCACTATACGTTACACCTTCATTGTATAGCATGATTAAACCTACTTATCAGAATGTGCCACCGTCAATAAGGAAACCCTCTAAATCTGAACTGTTACCGTAAAGAGCACCAGACATACCAATACCGCCCGTAACAACAAGTGTACCAGTAGTATAAGATGTTGAAGCAGTATTTGCAGTCAGTGTTGTTGCACCGCTAGCTGTCAAGGTTGTAAATGCTGCCGTTGAAGGATTTGATGATCCAATGCTTGAATTTGTAATAGTTTTATTGCTTAGTGTCTCAATATTGGAAAGCGTAGAAAGTGTTCCAGTCGTCGGCATTGTGACAGTAGTAGCGCCAGTTATGGTTATCGTTGCTGAATAAGCTCCAGAGAATTCAAGATTCCCGCCAATTGTTATTGTGCTTGAACCATTGTTTACGCCTGTACCACCATAAGTTGGAGAAACAATCGTACCCTGCCAAGTACCGGTGTTGATTGTTCCAACAGTTTGCAGACTAGAATTAACAACTCCAGATCCAAGTGTCGTGGCATTAAGCACGCTTGCATTATTGATGTAGTAGGCTTTCCCTGATGCTAGATCTAAATGCTCCGAAGAAGTCCATGAATCTGTTGCATCTACCCAGTTGAAAGTCTTATCAGTAGTACCTTTTAATGTCAAGCCACCACCATCAGCTGATGCATCGCTTGGTGATGCTGTTGAACCTAACTCGATATTTTTATCGTCAACAGTAATAGTTGTAGAGTTAACTGTTGTTGTTGTTCCATTGACTGTTAGGTCGCCAGTAACAGTTAAATCACCACCTATTGATCCGTCTCCTGTTGTTGTAACAGTTGCAAAGTTTACATTACTGTTAGTCTCAACAGCCTGACCAATTTCAATTGTAGGGGTGGCATTTTCGCCAGAATTATTTGAAAGTGTAACACCAGTTCCTGCAACAAGTGAAGCAACATAATCTCCAGTTGTCTGTGTCGCAAGATTAACATTCTTAATAGTTACAGCCCCAGATGAAACAGTAAAATCTGCAGTTGCGAAAGAAGCCACACCCTTGTTCGTAGTGGTTGCATCTTCAGCTGAAACTGTAACTGTATTATCCGAAACTACTATATCAATACCTTCTCCTTCAGAGAAAGTCAATGTGTCACTAAGTAAATCGACAGTATCTGAATTGGCATTGTCGTCAGCAATTGACAAAGTAGTTGCAACACTTGCCGTACCAGCTGCAGTTAACCTGCCCTGTGCATCTACTGTAAATGTAGGAATTGCAATAGATGAACCATAGCTACCTGCTGATACAGTCGTATCATCAAGATCTACAGTTATAGTATTTGTTGCACCAGCGGTTGTGGTTAGACCTGTACCACCAGCTATTGTAAAAGTTTCTTCATCACCTATTGTCTGAGGTGTGCCACCATCACCAGCTACATCAAATGTATAAGTAGAATCTGTAATTGCACCATCGACATAAGCTGTAGTTGCAACAGATGTTGAATTATCGCCGGCTGTCTTGGTTGTTGCAGTAGCAGACGAACCCAAAGATACAGCTCCACTAAATGTCTTATCTCCAGTTACTGTCTGGGAAGTTGTTCTTGTTACAAATGCACCAGAACCACCAATGGCCAGAACTGTTGTAGCAGATCCTCCAGCACCACCAGTTCCCTCGCCGTAATACAGAGTATCATCAACTTCATTAAATGCTAGCTCTGCGTTTTCAAGTGAACTAGGTGCACCAGCGTCACCGCTAGCCCTTCTTTTAATTCTAATTGTATTAGCCATGTTTAAAAGTTTCCTCCATCAACAAGATTTTCTTCGGGATAGTTAACCCATTCAGTTCCTGAATAACGCAAAATATCTCCACCATTCGCTGTACCAATAGTAACGTCAGTTAAGCCATTTAAAACAGACTGATTAGCTATATCTGCTTCTGCTGCTATAATTCTATCTTTAACAGTTAAATGACCACCAGCTGGACTTATACCAAGAACAGTCTGTATTGCCTCTATAGCATCATTTGCATTTGCGTGCTGCTCATGATGAGGTACTGTTGGAGAATCTAACCTATCTGTTGAGGTTGGATTCTGTAAAGTATCTAAAGAGTTTGGATAATTAGTTGCCATGTAATTTCCTTATAAACTAAATATTTTTGTTATTAAATCGCTCCACTGTATAGTAATAGATATAGACCCCGATGTACCAGCAACTGGTAGACCAGCAGCGGTGTCAAAATAAGCTATTAATCTAGAGGTGGTATCATCACCAGTTGACTCATACATAACTAAGTAATCAAAGCCCTCTGTGCCATAATCTTCTATCGTTTCATTCTCAGCGTCGAGAACTCCACCTGATATAGTTACACTATCTAAAGATCCGCTTCTTCCAGCTATATTAGCGGAACCAATATCTGAAACGTATTGATCAGTGCTTACGTCTAAAGAGTATCCAGATTTAACTAATAAAATCCTAATATCAGATGAGAGAAGATTGATTGTTCCGTTCAAAAAATCTTCTTTTATATTTGAGTATAATTGATTAGCCATCAGACCCCCACTTCTGAAGATACAATAATTCTATATTTATAACCTGTTTCAAAATAAGTTTTATCATCTTCATAATATACAGGCGTGCTGTCATCGGAAGGAAAATCTATAAACACATCAGGTTTCCAAGAATGCATAGAAATTTGAGTTGAAACATTTTCCCATCTAGAAGGTGCCCTCTGCATCTTTTTTCTTTGAACCTTAAAATACTTTGAGGTTAAGTAGTTGCTAGCTGGTCTTTGATTAAAAGATAAAACTACTCTTCCATCATTTTCACTGTTTCCAATATAAAAGGCACCGTTTGCAGGTTGGATTTCTTTAATATAAAATTCAGGATTCTTTGCTATTATCTGATAGCCAGTATCAAAATCTACTTTTACAGATTTATCTTGAATTAAAATTTCTTCAATTACAGTACCAGTAGATATAAGACTACTGGGCGTCGCTGCATCTTCGGGTGTAGTGAAGCTAAAGCTATCAGAAGGTATACTTAAACCGCCACCATCTTTTAGATTATTAAGTGTAACAGTATATTCAGTATTTGAATCTAATACTACATTCCAAAACAATGTAAGAGAACGACTTAACGAATTGTAGTGAATTAAAGTATTAATATCTCTAAATGGAGAAGATATAGGTGAAGAGGGATCACTTGTTTTTGTCACAACAAAATTTTCATCCAGTAAAGAACTTATTTGAACTGAACGAGTAAATTTTATTTGAAGACTATTTATCCCAACAACGAAATTATTAACTAAAGTTGAAAAAGCCACTTAATCACACTCCAAAACATAGCGTATACATTAATAGTAACAAGTAAAACCCTATATAAAACTAGGGGGCGGCAGATTTCTCCACCGCCCCCTAGCCATAGGGTATCCGTAACTATAACAACCCTAAGGTTTTATCAGGTGGCCTCGTTAGTGACCATAACCTCGTAGTTGCGAGCAAGGCTGACATTCTTAGCAACGGTTATACCCTCACCGTCACCAAGCATCACGATGTCATAGCGCTCCTTCATCTTGAGTGAGCGAATGTCACGTGTTGGATCATCGAACTGATCCGTGCTCATGTCATCCTTGACCAGGAGTGTCCCAACCTCATTGCGATCAATGAGGAACAGGTCTGACTTAGCAGCTGTTGCGCCATTCTTTGCGGTAAAGCTAACGAATGGTGAAACAATTACGTTCAGGCCCATTGGAGCTGTGGTGTTAAG